GTTCAGAATGTGGATCATCAACGAGCAATAAATCTGCGCCGCGACCAGCAAGAGCAGAGCCAATTCCACAAGCATAGTATTCTCCCCCGACGTTAGTGTTCCATCTACCTGCTGACTTACTATCCTGTGCCAACTTTACAGTGGGGAATACTGCTCTGTACGTATCTGTAGCTATTAAGTTACGTACTTTACGCCCAAAGTCCACAGCTAAATCAGTGGTGTGGGAGACCATCATGACCTTTTTGTTCGGGTTTCTACCCAAATACCATGCCGGATAGAAAATAGAAACAAGCTGGGATTTGCCATGTCTAGGGGGTATATTCACACAAACACGGTCTTTTTCCCCTCTTTCGATACCCATCAGCATTTCCGCTAGTATGCGGTGGTGCTTGCCTACAATAAACTCGGGCATCATTAACTTACAGAAGTCTATTAAATCGTCGTAGGCTGCTTTGTTTTGTTTGCGGTTGCCTAATTCCCCCGCCATTTTGTCTATTTCAGCTATCTCATCTGGCGAAAAACTGTCTAAATTGTCCAACAGACGCTGAATATCGTCTTCAGAGAAGTCTAACGCCCCCTCACTCATCAGACTCGTCCTCAATACCTAATTCTACATCAATATCTATGGCCTCTGGGTCTACAAACTCCGCATCTATCACGTCTTCTTCTAAATTTACCAGCATTGACAGCTTACTACGCAGGCTTTCACGTAGTTCATCAGTAGTTCTGTGGGTAATGGTGACTTCGGTCTTGTCTGTAAACAGCCCAACGTCCGAAATCTTACCCAAAAGCTCCAACGCCCGGATACGAACACGGGGGTCTGGGTTCTCAGTCTCTTCAATTAGCTTGTTTGTGACCAAATGACGAACTTGGACCGCGCTTTCAACGACAGAATGTCCGAATTGGGTGAGAATATTGTGGGTCATTATCAACGCGGCGGGTGGTAATGCCGCTGCTCGCTTCGTCGAAACCTTTTTAGAAGTCTTACTGGGGTCATCAGCGTAAGCTAAAATTATTTTAGCCGCAATTTCCTCGTCTTCACTAGTAGGTTCCACGTCTAGCCCGTGCTCTTTCATCATAGAAGCAGTATTACACGCGGCTTCGGCCCGTGCACGCAGGTCCATGTACGGAATTTCGTCCGAGTATGGTACACCAATCTCTGGTTCGAGCACTAAAGACATACTGTTTCCGCAGGTTGTTAACCGTTATTGCCGAGTTATACATAATAATTTGTTTTTGTGCAAGGAGGTTGGGACTCCTAGTGGGGGGTGTTCCATATATAAGGGGGGTGGGGGTACCAAACTCAGAAAAAACACAATCGTTCGTGTAAACTAGTAATATATAAGAGAGAGGGAGTCCCAAGCTGTGAAGTGGGCCATGGGGGAGGGGTAGGGGTCCGGCTCATGCTGTTTTGTTAGTGTGACACTAACAAGCCTATCGAGGTTTGTGTAAACTTGTCATCCTGTCAGTTTATCTATTGATTTGTTATCATGCGTTGAGTATGGTGTGCTTGTCTTCGGGAGGAACCTGGGGGCATAACTAAAACAATCATAGGAGAATGACATGCTTATACGTACATTGAACACAATAACAAAAAATAAAATAGCCAACGCGGTAAGACTTGGCATCAAGGCAGACAAGGCGGGCATTGCCGCACTCGATCTGCTTATAGCAACCGGGTTTGACAAGGTGACCGATTACGTCAGCCCTAAGTCAAACGGTTCAACCATTCATGCGGATGAATGGACAGCGCTCAAGGCAGCGGTCGTCATGGGCTTCACCAAGGCCAACCAAGCATTGCTTGAGAAGCCTACTAAGTCACTGACGGAAACTCAGAAGTCAGACAAGCGCTACTGGCAACAACAGATCGGCGCTCGTATCGGTGACTTCAAGTCACAGCTCAGCAAGCGCTTGAATGATGTCAATTCAGATGGTGCGGGATCACGTAACCGGTCACTGGATCAACGGGTCCGTGATAACTTGAATGATGTCATCAAGGTCTGCCAATCGGCAGAGGAGGCAACGTTCGATGTGCCGGTGATGATCGACAAAGTAAACGCCGCCTTGGCGATCCTCAAATAGGGCGCTTGTAAAACAACGTTGAAACAGAGAGGGGCTGGCAATGCCAGCTCCTCTCACATTCGAGAGGATCAAGACAGTGAAATATATCTACCATTATCTCTATTGGCGTTTCTGGGTTGGGCTAAGAACCAAGAACGCCCACAATCGGGCACGGTGGTCATACATGCGGGCACGCTATTCTGTGAAGGTCCAAATAACGCGGCAGAATTAGTTCTATCGGCGAGAGCTTCGGCTCTCGCCTTTTTTTGTGCCCGCGCTTCGGCGCAATCGATACCAGTTCCTTATGTCGCGCCGAGCCTCACGTGTTCGTGTTACCCCGCGACACCTTACATTTTGAAGTCCCCGAGCCTAATGTTAGTGCGCCCCTAACAACAAGATACCAGTTCCTTATGTCGCGCCGAGCCTCACGTATGCACGACGTCACATGATTGCGCATAGCGCAGCCCCCGGACTTTGTTAGTGCCACACTAACACATGATACCAGTTACTTATGTCGCACCGGGCCTTTGTTCGCGCTAATGTTCGTAATGTTCGGCTAATGTTCGCTTTTTCGACTTGTCAAACGTACATTTAGTTTTGATGCCATCGAGTGGCAATTACTGGCGTGCATTAGCATAACCTGCCTATCAGCTTTTGTAGTTTATTTAGTTTTCTTATTATTATATCTATTGTTCTAAATATAATATATTGTATCTAATGGGTAAAGTTAGTGCGCCACTAAGCTTCTTTCAATGTTCGTTTCTGTGCGTCCTCGTCCACCCCCCACCCCGCTAGTCCTCACTTCTCAAAACAGCGAACAATCGAACATTGTATATAAATCAATGACTTGCGCAGAACATTATACAGAACATTACACTAAACAACAGAACATTACACTTCCACACACGTCCTGACATCATTTGACATGTCTCACCATTTCCTTTATACTGGTTATGTTGGCGGGGGGTTCAACGGTTCCTCCTCCTGCCCTATGACAGGAAGCCTCTCGTCAACAACCTAAACCAAATGGCACACAGGAGAACGACATGACAAATGAAGCAAATGTTAGTGCCGCACTAACAAACGAACCTGCGGTTACAGCACCATCCATCGGCTCTTCATCTATGTTGGTAGAGTTAAGCATCAGTACATGGACTGGGCGCAAGCTAGACAAGCGCGCGTCAAAAGATGTCACCATGACCAACCATGCCGATGCAGGTATCGCAAACGTCCACAAGAAACTACTGGGCAATTGCGATGAACTCGCGGCGGTACAGAAGTTTACCGCTAATGTTCGTAACCTACATTACAGCATGACAATGCCGTGGTCTGATACTGGCCTTCGATTACTACCAACTGCTCAGTATTTCAAATACCACCAAGCCATGACCGAGGTTCAGAACGAGTACAGCCGAATGGTCCAGACCTTCATGGACGCATATGACTGGGCGATCAGTCAGTCACAGGCACGGCTTGGCAACTTGTTTTCACACGATGACTATCCATCAGCGGAGAGCATAGCCAATAAGTTTAACTTTCGCTTCTCATATATACCGCTACCAGATGCAGGTGATTTCAGGGTGGACATAGGTAATGAGGGTAACGAGTTAGTACGTAAGCACTATCAGACCTACTACTCTGAGCAATTGACCAACGCCATGAATGACGTATGGCAACGAGCGTTCAAAGCATTGACCAAGATGTCAGAGCGTCTCGACTATGCCGATCACGAACAGAAGAAAGTGTTTCGTGACACGCTAGTGTCCAACGTGGTCGATCTCGTCGATCTACTGGATGTATGCAACGTAACAGGTGACAGTCAGATGTCAGCGATGCGCATGAAACTGGATGATGCCCTACGTGGTATTACACCAGACGCATTGCGCGAGGATGGCTACCTTCGCGCAGAAACTAAACGTGCTGTCGATGATGTCATCAAAGCAC